CGCAGCCACAATTGCGATCTTCCCTACATCCACCCACTGACCTAGTCAGAGGAGCCCGCCTGGTTAGCCCTACCTCCCGCCTGTGAAGCACCCGGGAACGAAGAATCCGGAACAAAGGATTCACGCAGCTGCCAGCTACTAAACGCCCACTGGGGGTTAACCGACTGTGAGAGGCGCCCTGAAAGGACGTCTGATACTCACCACAGAAAGGCCTTCGGGTAACACCGTAACCAGGTGGAAACCGTTGACATCATCGGCAACAGAGAAGAAAGCCCGAACCGTTGAGTTTGGTCGACGCACTAAACGTGCGATGCCGAGTGAATGCCGAAGTCGATCACTCCCCAACTATCCTTACTGTCTTTCCCGGTCTTTATCGCGTCGTGGCCCCCAAAAGGGAGCGAGACCCCAATTCGATCCGAGTACGCGGGAGGGGGACCCTCATCTCGTTGCATAAGCAACGAGTCGAAGATCCACCGCCGACGAGGCCTGGACGGTCGAGACTCCAAAAAGAGTGGAAGCGAGGAACTCGGGGTAACCCAAGACCTCACTTCCGCCAGACGGGGTTGCGGCTCGCGACGCGAGTTAATGGCGCTCAGCCGAACGAAGTAAAGAATCTTCGCTCGGTCAAGCCATTGACGATACTTGAAAGAGAACTTCCAAGCTGCGGTCTCGCGGTCGTTAGCCAAGAGAACTTCAGGAGCACAATCCTCCTCCAATTTGATTGTACAAAGCGAATCCGGTACACAATTGTGTCCAACCGGAATCGGTGGAGGAGAAAGCTCGAGAAGGGCCGAATCCATCGAAAAAAGAACCCCGAGACGGTGGGCTAATCTTCCGCGGAACCCAAGCTCCAGCAGACTCAATTTAGTTGAGCGAAGGAGCGTCAGGTTACGCTTGAAAAATACCACCCCGGCCCTGAAGCGAAGGTTACCCTTCACTCCTGCGAGCCAGTCTCGAAAAGCGACCGACAGCGAGTTGACGAATTCGGCCTGTCTCAAACGACCAAACCGCAAAGTGGGACGAACCCGAAGGTTCCCCCCGCTCCAGCGGAGTAAGGTCGAGTTGAGAGTACCGAAACGCTCATCAACGCTCGTCTTCGTCCTTTCGACCTCCAAACCGAGAGAAGAAACGGTCTTCATCCAGATGCCAGATGTCTTCAAAGACGTCTGCATGAGGATATCGTCACCGTTTATCAGACAAGGGATCCTCTCCGAGTCACTGCGGGAGTGACCGGCCTCTTTCATTGCATACAGAAAAGCAAAGCGATTCTGGAGACAAAGAAGAGGAAAAGAAAGGTAGGATCCCATCATCTGACCTCGGGAAGGCCGCAAACCTTTAAGCCCCAGTCCCTCATGAAACAGGGACGGGCGAAGAGCGCGCAAAGCGTACTCTTTTAGGTGTGCAGGCACTTCAGGAGCGCCGCGAAGGATTTCTGACAAGATGACCTCAGCTACTTCGAGCGACAGTTGATCAGTCGCCGATTTGTAGTCACCAGAGGTCAAAACGCCACCGATCGATTCCGAGAACCGAGCTCGATCGAGGGTCTCTGCTCTGACGTCCCCGACCGACAACCATCGACAGCCGCGCAAACGGTCGTAAATGGAATCGTGAAGAGGCTTAAGAACGAGAGACTCCCCGACGAACTTTGTCAGGGGACGGGGCTTGCCGGCCGACTGAACGACCATTAGCTCGGCCCCAAGAAGGGGGTCGAGGCCAACGGCATCAGAACCGAGACACGTTTCCAGAAAAGAAGCGTGCTCGTTCTGCCAGTCAGACTGACATCCACCGTGAGCCCTGGGGGAATCGACGGTACCGGACAACCCGGGTGAACAGGTCAAAACCCGATTCTCGTAAACTCCTTTCGCCCATCCCTTACGGAAAAGGCGTCGTGCTTCAGAACGCACGAAAGAAAGGTAGTCAGAAGGAATCGGGACCTGCCCAAGCCCGAAATTCTCAACAACCTTCGTCAAAAGCGGCAATTCCATGCACTTGCATGAATCAGGGAGGCCCTTCTTCATACTTTGCCAGGCCATAATGGCCTCGTGATCCATGGAAGGACACTCTGACAGAAGCTTCTTGACTTCGGACGCCATCTCAAGGCAGGAATCCGAATCAAGGTTGACCGTGGGTGACGAACATCCGAAGATGTATGCCCACTCTTGACAAGCCCGCTGGATGTAAATCCGCGTACGGGAACGAAAAGCGAGACAGGGTCTCGGGGACTGCACCGTGCTGTGACCTGACATCGTCGTGAGAAAATACGGCGACAGTAGGGCAGTACGGGACGACGGCAAA